GCCGCTGTGAAGGACAGAACCACAGATAAGGCAATGCAGAAGGAAATGCTTCAACGTATGATCCGCTTGGATAAGCTGTGCAATGATGTTCAATCGCACTGGCACTCCCATGGATCGAGAGAGCAGCCTTTTGCTCTCCTCTTTCGTGGTCCCTCTAGTGTTGGGAAAACGGCACTTTCGAATATTGCGAACCATACCATATGCCAGGCTTGCAACTTCCCGCAAGGGGAGGAGTATACCTGTACATTGAATGGAAATGATAAGTATCAATCGGAGTACCGATCCCAGCACATATGTGTGATTTTTGATGACATGGGAAATACAAAACCTGAGAGAGCCGAGTCGAATCCTCTCTTCATCCTCATTCAGTTTATCAATAGTATGCATTGTTGTGCTCTGAACGCTGAAGCTGATAAGAAAGGAAAGAATGACATCCGAGCCAAGGTTGTAATTGCCACAACGAACACCCTCGACCTAGGAGCTTCATATTTTTCTGTGAATCCTGCGTCAATCATGAGGAGATTTTCGTTTGTCGTTGATGTCACATTGCGAGAAGAGTGTACAGATGTGAATGGATCGATTCATCCACGGTATGCAGGTATGACACACCCTGACATTTGGGATTTGATAGTTAATGAGATTGTCATTACCCGAAGCGAAAGTGATTTGCTTGCTGATAGGTGGGATGCGGTTCCCGTCTTCAAGGACCGATTGTTGGATATCTTTGGATTTGTGGATCTTTTGGCCACGACGGCACCTAGGCATTTTGCCAGGCAAAAAGCCATTGTGGAGGCTTCCTCAGACATGCATAAGCAGCCGCATTGCAAAAAACATCCTATGTTTTGTTGCTTAAAGGATGCTAAAGGAAAGCATATGCTGATTTGTGCACGATGTGTGAAGGAGCGGAGAGGCGAAGATGATGTTCGCAAGGAGATGCAAGAGGAAAAAATGAAATTGGATTCCGTCAAGCAGAAGCTGGATGTTCTTGCCTCGCCCGATCCTGTTGAGATTGATGGCGATGGCCTTCTTCCTGAGGCTGGGGAGTTCACTCCCTTTCCTCACACAGAAGAAAGTCAGCAAGCGTTTCTTGAAGCGTATTGGCATCCGAGGCAATTGGTTACCGAAAAGGTGGTGCCTGAGGATGGAGATCCTTCCTTTGTGGTCTGTAAGAAGTCCTACCGTGAGCGCATCCATGAGATTGTATCTCTAGGAATGACTGCAAGTAGCGATATTCTGCGAAAAGCCAAGGACAAGCTGAAAAAGACATCCTGGCAAACGATTCTGACCACTGTTGCTGCGATTGGTGGAGCAACACTTGGGCTATACTATGTCTTTCGCGATGACACCAAACCGGAAGGTGCAGTGCTCGCGAGGATAGAGGCATGTGCACGAGGTCCAAATCAAGTGTTGCCCAGTGACGACAAGTATGCAAAGGTGTATTCCAACGTTGAGCTTGACGTACCACAAGCGGCAGCTACCACTACCTTGATGCAATTGGAGAAGAAGGTGGATCGCAACCTGCATGTGATGACCATTAAGGACAAAGAAGGAAAGATGCTATGGGGAAATGCGTTCCCAATTGGACGGGCGTGTTGGATGACTTGTGCGCACTATTTCACAGATGGCACGTATACTGTAGAGCTAAGGACTGCCCCTTGTTTGGGGGTTAAGAGATTTCGAGCAACAGTGAACCAGGCTAATATGTGGAAAATTCCTGAAAAGGACTTGTGCGTTATCTACATGCCAGAAGGAGGCTGTACTACAGATTTTATGAAGTACATGCCAATGGAACCTGTGGACCTTGTTGATTTTGAGCAGAAGCAAATATATGTCTATCATGCTTTTCGGGATATGGCGTTTGGAAACCCGGAGGAGCATCGAGGGCCATCTGAGTATAAATTGACCACTCAGAGCAAGAAATCTGCTGACAAGCTGGTTCCAGGAGTCGGATATCAGGAGTTCATGGAATATGAAGCGGAAACACATGCGGGCATGTGCGGCTCAATGGTGTTTACTGCTACGCGAAGTCCGGCTCTTGTTGGAGTCCACTTTGCTGGGAGTTCCAAGAAGAAAATTGGCGCCTGGTTGCCCATTTCGCAGAGTGACCTAAATGACTGTCCTTTTTTCAAGTCAGGCATCCAAATTACAGAGGAAGCTCCCTTTCCAATGAAACATCTTGGTGTTGATATCCACGTGACCAAAGATGTCCATCCTTTCAATCCTGTTCACTACTTGTCTGATGAGCAAGTGAATATGAATGTGATAGGCCAGCACGACAAACCATTGTCGAGATTCAAATCCGATGTTGTAGAGTCTCCTATGCTTCCACTTCTAAAGCAGGAACTTGGATATGAGCCAACACATTGTAAGCCGCCATCAGGCGCTGTGCGTCCCTCACGACACCTCCACATGGAACTTGGATCTTCCAATACCACACACCTTGACCCTTTGTATTTGAATGTCGCCTATGAAGACTTCAAGGCAAAGCTACAACCTTTGGTGACCTCAGAGATTTTTCGAGAACATGTTCACAACTTGTCTCTCTCTGAAGCTTTGAATGGTGTGCCTGGTGTCAAAGGGTACGATCCGTTGAACCCTAAAACATCAATTGGATGGCCTCTCAATGGACCCAAGTATCGATTTTTCGAAGAAGGGGGAGAGGCACTGGAGAATGGTATCAACACCCATAGGTTCGTGACTAAAAGAGTCAACGAGAGTGGAGATTTGGAGCTGATATATGAACTGCGCTTTGATAAAGAGAAGTTTGATTTTGAGGGCAACCTAGAGGAATTTCTGGAAAGATGCGTGCAAGGAAAACGCTCCTATACTGTATTTCGAGCCAATTTGAAAGACGAAG